CGGGTATGGATTACGACGTTGCGTGCAAATTATGGAAGACCTATATAGAGCCTTTGGGTGGATATGCCTTTAACAAATCGCACTCTATTTCTTATTCAATTATATCTTTTTATACTACGTGTCTAAGGTGTCACTATCCTTCTGAGTTTATGTGTGCGTTGATAAATTCAGAAGATCCAAATAGCGATAAAACACAGGAGTATCTTGACGAATGTAGAAAGATGGGCATTGAAGTTCTTGCGCCAGATGTAAACTATAGCTCTGGCAGATATACCATTTTAGAAGACGGCAATATCTCTACCGGCACTTCTGCAGTAAAAGGCATAGGAGATAAGGCTATCTTCTCTATGGTAGAGAATCAGCCTTATAAAAGTTTTCCAGACTTTTTAATCCGGAATGACAGCAGGACCGTGGGAAAAACTGTTATTCAGTCTTTGGCAAAAGCTGGTGCGTTAGACTGCTTTGAAAGAACAAGAAAAGATATGCACGATAACTATCAAAAATATAGATCAAAAGGAAAAACCGCAATAAAAAAAGCTATTGAATCAAAAATTTTTGCAGCAAATCCAAATTTAAAAAAGATTTCAAAAGAACGCAAAGATGAATTCTTCGAAAGACACTCTATCCCAAAAAATTCTGATGAATTTCGTAAAATAATGGAAGAATTAGAGTTTGGAGAATCAGAGGATACTTGGGACAGGAAAGAGGTACTATTATTTGAGAAGGAAGTTCTCGGAAGATCTTTAAGCGGAAATTTACATGAAGTCTTTAAAGACTTCTTCTCCGGAGGTTCTACAGTAACTCCCCTTTCTAAGATAAGTTCTTTAAATAGTGGAGAAAGAGTCCGGGTCGAAGCTATAATAAAAACAAAGATAAAAGAATTTAAAATTAAAAATGGAAAGAATATAGGGAAAAAGTTTGCCAAATATCTTATAGAAGATATAAATGGCGACACTTGCGGCCTCACGCTCTGGGCGGAAGATTATGAGAAATATAGACTAATGTTGAAAGATGGTCTTCCAATTAAGGCTATATGCAAGGTAAATAGTTATTTGGATCAAAAAGATTTAGCGCTTTCCACGCTTGATAAAATATACGGGAGAGATATATGATTGTTTGTAAAAATTGTGAATTTAATGTCGATAATTCGATGAGGCATTCTTTGGTGAAAAATTGTTGCCCGTGTTGTGGCTCGGCTCTTTTGGGCGATCTTCACACACGAAGGCTTGGGCTTATGAAGCAAAGGATATTAGAACAGGAGTTTTCTCAGCAGTTAAATAATGATTTAATTTTTGATATATCATTATTTATGATGTCAGAGTTCTTTCCTGTAAATATAGATGTTGTGAATAATGACGAAGAGGTTGTAGACGAAGAGGTTGTAGACGAAGAAGTTGTAGACGAAGAAGTTGTAGACGAAGATTATGACAGCATCAGAGAGGAAATTAGAAGTGAGGCACTCACGAAGATAGATGGTTTTCCAGAGGATTCTGATGCTGATTTGAAAGTTGCTAGATTAAAAAGAATTGCGAAAGAGTCTAAACCGAGAGCACCAGGCCCACTGGTCAGGAGGGTCTCGGATTGATACGGGCAGTTGGAAATAAGCGTCTTGAGCTAAGCGATAGTGAGTTCGAATACTGCCAAACTTTAAGAGAACAGTTCGGATCCTCTAGTTTTATTGGCTTGTTCGAAACAGATAAGAACGGAATAATAACTTTTGTTAATCCGCCAGTTAATAAAAATGTTCCTCTCGGTGTTATTTTCTTTTTGCTTAATGTTATGATGAATCAGAGAATAAGGGTGTTGGACGGCAAGATAAATAAAGTTTTGGATTTAGAAATAATAGTTGACAAATTTCTAAGTGTGAATAATATTATTGAGCGGATAGAAAAATTAGAGCAAAATTCGGAAGAATAGCTTGGGAGGAAAAATGTCAAAGCTTCATGAAAAAATTTCAATAAATACGTTCTCTATAGAAGATATTGATATTTCAGGTATAGATAAAATTGTTTCTTCGCTACCAGTTAATGGTATTGTAGATGTTAATATTGCAGAACAATGTCTCATATTGACCCTAGAGGGGCAGAATGCTTGCCAAGAAAAAGCAGTCCAGGTTGATAGGTGGATTGGAAATTTAGATTCAAAAAAGAATAAAGCCTGGTCTTTAGCGGCTCTTCACAAGGCTAAAGAGGCTGGCTTTAAAACAGTAAAAGATAAAGAGTGGCACGCTCAAGCTGATGATGACTATATTGATGTATGCAATGAGCTGACTATGGCTAAGGCGTGCAAGAAGTGGTTAGAGAATAAAGCGGGATATTTTTCCAGCTGGCATTATGCTCTAAAAACATTTCTGCGTAGAGATTATTCTATTGAAAACGCAAGTAGCGTTGGGTATAATAGTGGTGTTGATGAACGTCAGCCGTTCCCTACGAAATCAAATGACTCAAGCGACTTCGGTGGCGATATTGAGGAAATTGAGTGGGGTTGATTCTTAATAAACTTGGCAACAATCCGCAATGAAGCGGTTAGGCCACAAACGTGACAATGTCACACGAAGGAGATAGAGATGACAGATATGGTATTTGGTGAAGTTGATTGGAACGCTGCAGACTCAGGAACTAAGTCTGATTTCTTGCGCTTAGAAGAAGGCGAGAATACAGTTCGTGTTATGGGCAATCCTGTCCAGTTTTACATCCATTGGGTCGTGACCCCCGATGGGTCTAGGCGCAAGGTGAACAGCCCTGTGGACCATCCTGAGCTTGTGCGCAGGCTTGAGGACTCTGGGTTCCGTCGCCAACCGCGATGGCTCATAAAGGTCCTGGATCGTTCGGATGACGAGTTCCGAATCCTTGAGGTCGGCCCACAGATCTATAATGGAGTGAAGGCTCTTTTTAATAATAGTCGGTGGGGAAAGGTTACTGCTTATGATCTAACTATAGGCAAGGGGCCAAAGGGCTCTCAGCCATTGTACAGTGTTACCCCTAATCCTAAGGAGCCCTTGTCTTCGGACTTCAAGACGAGATTTGTTGACTTCAACGACAGAGTAAATGTTGAAAAGTTAATTTCTCCGTCAAGTGCGAGTGATGTTCAGGAGGTTATGGGGTGGAGCGAAAGCGATACTGTCTCGACCGCTACAGAAACAGCGACAGATGATGACTTTGATTTTGATTTTGAATAAATTTCTGTAAGATATTTTAAGGCGCATAGAGTAATATCTCTATGCGCCTTTTTATCATGAAAACAATACTAGGATTAGACATATCATCAAGCACCATTGGCTGGGCAATACTCGAATATAATAATGACAAAGTTGATTTAAAAGAGTATGGAAATATAAAGCCTCCAAAAAGCAACAAAGGCTCTTTAACTTTTAGGGCCAGTGCTGCTTATGATGAGGTTTATGATTTTCTTATAAAGAAAAACCCCGACGCCATAGCTATAGAGGCTTACGCAAATAAGTTTCCAGCAGGCCGCAGTACTGCTAGGACAATAATTGTTTTATCTGTTTTTAATGAATTGGTATCAATGGCCTGTCTTAAAAGCCTAGGGCAGGAGCCGAGCAGGTATGCGGTTGTAACCGTAAGGTCTATGCTCTCAAAGCATGCTGGATATAGAATTTCCTCAAAAGAAGATTGTTTTGAGTTTATAAAAAAAGACTTTATTTCTTTTAGTTCAAGAACTAATAGAAATGGTAAAATAGCTAAAGAATGCTTTGACGAAGCAGACGCAATTGCTGTCGCATTAACATATATTCTAAAGGAAAAAGATAATGGCTAAAGATTTAACATACAATAGAGAAGCTAGGTCTGTACTTTTGTCTGGTGCGGAGAAGCTGGCAAAGACAGTTGGGGTCACAATGGGGCCTCAAGGAAAGCACGTTATTTTGGGAAAGTTTACGGGCGCTCCAATTCTGACGAAAGATGGAGTAACAGTAGCTAGGGAGGTTACCCTTCCTCATCCTATAGAGGACTTAGCTTGCGAGCTTATAAAGGAAGCTGCGGGCAGAACGGCGGCTGTAGCGGGAGACGGAACGACAACGGCTACAGTCTTAGCTCATGAAATCTTTAAAAGAGGAAATGATTTAATAAATGAGAATTATAGTCCGCTTTACTTAAAAAGAGGAATTGAATGGGCTGTAGATAGAGTTATTGATAATTTAAGCGGAATGGCAACAGAAATAGATGGATTTAAATCTCTTGAGAATATTGCAACAATTTCTGCAAACAATGATAGCGCCATTGGAAGCAAGATAGCAGAGGCTTTTGATGCCATAGGATTAGAGGGGGCTGTGGCGGCAGAGGCCTGCCCTGGATCAGAAACATCTGTTAGGTTTGTAGACGGAGTAGAGTTGAGAAGCGGGTATGTAACCCCCGCCTTTTTAACGGAAGACGGGCAATCAGATATCATTATTGATAATTGCAATATTCTGATATGTAATGATGAAATAACATCTTTATCTTCTTGTCTTAGTTTATTTAATGAATTGTCGAACAAAAATCAACCTATATTAATTTTAGCAAAAGCAGTTAAACAAGAGGCTTTAGCAACATTGGTTACCAATAATAACCTAGGAAGACTCAAGGTTGTTGCGGTTAACATACCGAACCTTAGTATGGCCGCAGGAAGCCAGGATGAATGGCTTGAGGCTCTTTCTGTGCTGGTTGGAACGAGGGTCTTCGGAAAGGAGGCCGGGGCCCCCTTGATGAACGCAGGAGCGCAGGACTTGGGCTTTGCGAGAAAGGTCGTTGTAAATCGATTTTTAACAAAAATCTTTGAAGGAAGAAAGGACGAAGCACGCCTGGAAGAAAAGCTGGCCTTATACAAGAAAGATATGGATACCCTTATTGGTGATTCGGCAAGGCTAGATGTAAGAAGCAGGATTGCATTTTTGAGAAACAAAGCTGCTATAATAACAGTAGGATACTCTACAGAACTTGAGCTTAGAGAGAAGGGGGATAGGGTTGATGATGCTATTTGCGCGACCCGAGCAGCAATAGAAGAGGGCTTTATTCCCGGAGGAGGAATATCGTTGCTTAAGGCTGCAGAAAAAGTTGATTTATCAGAGTTAGATAAAGAACTGGTTCCGGCAGCAAAGGTGCTCTTGGCCGCGTGTGCGCGTCCAATCACGCAGATTGTTGAAAATGCTTTTGAGGATTCTGGTAAAATAATAAAGAGGGTTTTAAACTCAAAAAATATAAATTTTGGTTATAATGCTGCAAATGGAAAATTTGAAGATTTAGTTAAAGCTGGAGTTATTGATCCAATGAAAGTCACAAGAACGGCGTTGCAAAATGCCGCCAGTATTTCGTTATTATTAATAAATACGGAAGCAATCGTGTCAGAACAGGCGGATAATCCGTCTAGCTGGCAACCACCTGTCGGCTGGCGGCCGCCAAGTGATGGTGGATTAGAACACAAATATTAAAGGGATTGAGCATGTCGAAAAGAATATCAGCAACTGAGGCTGAAAAAGAAGTTCTAAAATTCTTTGGAGAAGATACCATCTTCTTTGATGGAAATATATCTACAAAATATGACGCAGTAAGCACTGGCAGTCCAAAGCTGGACGAGGCTATAGGGATAGGCGGCGTCCCCATGGGCAGGATAACTCAGCTTGCAGGAAAGGAGAGTTCTGGTAAAACAATGCTAGCGCTGTCTTGCATAAAGAATTATTTAAATGAAAACCCTGATAATACAGCTCTCTTTATTGACGCAGAATATACTTATGATCCCGAATGGGCTAAGAGTCAGGGCATTGATATATCTAGAGTTATGGTTATAAAGACCAATGATGCAAAGGTTATATTTCAAGGACTCATTGGAATAACCAGTGTAAATTCAAATACTAAAAAAGTTTCAAAGAAAATGAAGGGCATATTAGACCATGTAATTGAAGGTGTAGATCCAAGGTTCAAAAACTTAGGGATAATAGTCCTTGACTCTATAGCTGTACTAAATACTCCATTGGAGATTGCTGCAGATATAGGCAAGGCAAATATGGCCCCAATCCCAAGATTCCTATCTACAGAGCTGAAGAAGCTTACTCCGGTTGTTGCTCAAGCAAATGTTGCTTTTATTGGCATAAATCAAGTTCGTGTAAACTTAGGTCAAATGTTTGGCGACCCGACCACCTCTCCGGGAGGGAAGGCTCTCAAACATGCGTGTAGCTTGATGATAAATATGGCGCCTGTTTTTGGAGCAGACTCTGTAATAAAGAATGATTCAGGAGAGAGAGTTGGACATATTGTTAGAGCAAAGATTCAAAAGAATAAAGTTGGAGCGCCTTTTCGTCAGGCAGAGTATAAGGTAGAGTATGTAAAGGGCATCGTAAATACAGAAGAAGAGGTGTTTGATCTGGCTGTAAAGTATGATCTTATAGAAAGACCTAATAGTCAAAGCTATATTGTAGATGGAGATAAGATAAGGGGGCGAGATAGCGCCGTAAAGGCCTTCTCAAGCAACCCGTCAGCAGCAGCGGCCTATGATCAAGAAATTAGAGATATATATCTAGGAAGTGAGGGCGTTACCACTGCCAATGCAAAGGCGGAAGAGGTACATAATCCATTAATAGAGGCTATAGAGCAGGAGACAGTATGATTGTAATATGCAATCCGAAGTGCAAAAAAAGTGATGGATTTACAGATGCGTCTTTAGACATAGACGCAGATGATGTAATATGTAATGAATGTGGAGAGGTGCTAACAGGTGTATCTTCTTATTCCAAACTATCCATGAAGGCTAATGGAGATATCATAAGGTCAAAAAATAGAAAAGCATTCATGTTTCCATGTCAAGTTTGTGAAAATAATGTCGAAGCACAATTTTTAAACGGAGTCTTGGTCGGAAAGGAGTGTGTAAATAATCAAATTGGTTGCAAAATAAACGTAACTAAACATATGATTGTAGCAATCGAGGAAACACAGAAGAAGTTAGAAAAGGTAGAGATCGATGAATCAGAGTGAAGAACTGAACAAGCTTGTAGACATTTGTCATAGTAATTTAAAAAATTCTAAAAAGTGTTTAAAGTACCTGGTTGATGAGCGATTGCTGACCAAGGAGTCTATAGTCAATAACAAAATAGGCTTTTTCCCACAAAATCCAGGAATTTTAACAAAATATGTATCAGAAGAATTATTAAATAAACTTAATATATTAAATTATTCAAAGGGAAGTGACTTTTCTGATTACTTCTTTTTGGTCTTTCCTATTTACTCAGAATATAACAAGCCAATAGGTATAAGCGGAAGAACCCTCTTGGATGACTATGACAGAAGCCTTTTAAGTATTCCTAAATATAAGAACTCATCTTATAAAAAGAGCAATGTTTTATATGGTTTAAATTTTTCCAATCAGCATATTTTAGATTCCGATAATGCATATGTTGTAGAGGGATATTTTGACCAATTGTCTATGTGTAAAAATAATCTTTTAAATTCTGTGGCAATTTGCGGAACTGCATTTTCCCAAGGGCATTTTTTAAAGCTTGCAAGATATACAAACAGAATAACTTTTATATTAGACTCAGATGATGCCGGAATTAAGTCTGCACAAAGAATATATTCCAAGTATATAAATCGAGGGCTGAAGTTAAGGTTCCTTAAGGTGCCGGAATCATACAAGGATATTGATGAATATTTTTCTGATCCAGAAAAAAATAAAAATACATTTTTTAAAGATTTTAAACAAATAATTCCAGAAACATGGTAGGGTAAGTGGCTAGAAAAAGCAAGACATATCAATATAAAATTGTAGAAATATCATTTGAAGCTGCAAAATTAAATAATTTTTCATCGGAGAGAGGCATTGGCCAGGTTCTGATGGATAATGCTTCTGATGAAAGAATATCTGATCTAAAAGAAGAGTTATTAGATGAGATCTATGACATAGTAAATGGCGCCTACTTAACAGAGCATCAGAAAAAGATATTATTTATGCGCCTCATGGGCAAAACCCAAAATGATATCGCTGAGCATTTAGGCATAACTCAATCTGCTGTTCATAAAGCTATGCATGGTAATATAGATTATAAAAATCAAAAAAAGCGCTATGGCGGTATTGTCAAAAAGTTACAAAAAATATGCAAAACACATCCTAGGATAAATGAGATTTTAGAAGAGATAGCTAAAATTAATCATGGAGATCCAGAGTAATTCCAAATAATGTTATAATATTTTTATTAATATTTTATCTATAGATAATTAGCGATGTTTATCATAAGATCGAGAAAATATATTTCTATTAATAAAGATAAATTTTACAGCAAGGAGAGTGTTCATGCCTGAGTTAGACGACGTTCTGATTGATTTTTTTAAAAAACAATCATCTGATATATCTGTTAAAGATATAATTCCAATGACTAATGATCTAAAGATTAAAAAAATTGCATTTGATATGTACAAGGTAATGGGCGATCAATATGACGATCTATGGAAGGTTGAAGAGATAGACGGAGCAACCTTTTTGGTTAGAAGCTCTGATCCGAAATATCAAAAGAAAGAAGGCGGAGATTGGAGTGCTTCTAGTAATTATGATCATAACCATGTAACTCTTTCTTATAAAAATATCCCTATTTGTAGTTTTTCATCAGATGAATATGGCTTTTCTAGTGATGATATTTTTACGTTTAAGTCAGCATTGTTAGATGTTATTGATTCAGATAGAGAGTTTGTTAAAAAGGTTGTCGCAAGTCAGCCGAAGGCAAAAGCAGAAGTTATCAAGAATCTTTTTCCAGAAATACTAAAAAACAAATAGATGAGGAATGAATAATGAATGAAATAAAGCATATTGTAGCACAGGCAAAAATGGCCTTGGACAAAATAGAGAATGGCAAGACCTTTACCACTAGCTATGTTTTGGGCCGCCTAGAAAGTGCTGCTGCAAATAACTCTAGAGATGTATTAATTTGTCATGCTCGGGATGTAATTGTAAGGAAAGCTGGCAATCAACAATTTATTACGCAAAAAGAAATTGCCGAAGTTCATGATCATCTGTGCGGTCTTGCAAGTGGGAGATCTAACTTCAGAAAAGAGCTTGGCGATCTATTGCCGGATAAGCATGCGATTTTAAAAGAAATAAAGAAAGGCGCTGCAAGCGCAAGAATTCCATATGAAGAAAAGCTATCTCCATTGTTTGAAGAGAATGAATTATCTAAAGAGTTGGCTGGTGTGTTTTCGCTAGATAAGCAATCTTCTTTTTCTGCATTATCTAACAATTCGATTAAAAAGGCCGAAAAATTTGCAAGATTACAATTAATCTCTTTAGGCTGCGTGCCTCAAGAGGTTAAGGCTATTAGGACAAATGATCACTTTATTCTTTGCAATGCATCTGTTGATACATCAGATTTTACACAAGTAAATATTCCAATTCCAGTCCAGGTGACAAAAGGCATCCCATCGCTGCCAACTCATTTTGTACAGGGAGATAATCTTGTAAAACTAAATAAAGAAAATATTTATGTTTTTATAAAGGATAAAAATAATTTTATTAAGAAGACTGCAGCCAGCAGATTTGCAGAGCAGAGAAGCTCTAGAGACTTCAAGGTTGATACGCCAGTAGTTCCTGTTGCACTGGAAAAGTATGCCGACCTGGAAAACGAGTTAGTAACCGCTGCTTCATCTTTTAGTAGAGATCAGATTAGAGTCGCTACAGGGGTTGTCGCAGCAGAGCTTGCCAGCCTGGGTGTTCCAAACCCTCAAGTTCGTGTTTCATACTCGACAGACAAGGTGCTTGCTTTTGCTGCAGATATACCAACCCCTCATGGCCGGGTTGAGATAGATATTCCTGTTGATATGCCGAACGGTCGGCCGGTTATTCCAAACAGCTTTGTAATCAAGGGCAAAGGCTACAAGCTAAACGAAGATGGCCTTAGAACTGTCATTAAGGCTTCAAGCCATGTAGAGGATCTAAACAAGGTTTCTAGAGAGGTGGTTGAGATGTCAAGACTGTCATATCCTCAGCTTATAAATAGGATGGTAGATGGCGTTTCTAGAACCGACTATAGACAAGCGGAAGATGCGCTCAGTGTTATAGGAAATAAGTTTGATGGAGCGCAATATTTAGCAGCACTTGATAAATTTACAAAATTACTAAAGCACTCATCTAATGGAACAGAAAGAGATGCAATGATAAAAAAGGCTTTAGAGAATGGAGACTTGATAAGAGTTCCTACGTCTGTTCAGCCTTATTGTCCCAAGTTGGGGCTGCCAGTTAGCAAGATCAGCTTTGACGCCAAAGGTAGGCCTGTGCCA